AAAAAAATTAAATATTTTTTATGGGTAATAACAGAGTTCCAAATTCACCAAAAAGTAGGAATAATAAGCGAAAATACCACCAGGGCTATTATACGGTTAAAAATGTAGAAAAATATATTGGTGATCCAACAAAATGTATTTATCGTTCAAAATGGGAATTACATTTTATGGCATTTTGTGATGCTAACACATCAATCAAACGTTGGAGTAGCGAGAATATCACCATTCCTTATCAAGATGAAAAAGGAAAATATCACAGATATTTCCCAGATTTTTATATAGAACGGATTGATAAGAATGATCCACATCGTTTTGAGCAAGTTGTTATAGAAATTAAACCCTTTAAAGAAACTAAGGCACCAGTTTTAGCCGAAAACGTTACAACAAAAGCATTAGAATCTTATGAGTATCAACTAAAGCAATATCAGAAGAACTTATATAAATGGACCAAGGCAAAATATTGGTGTGATAAACATATGATGAAATTTGTCATTATACACGAGGGACATTTAAAGCAAAATAATATAATGTAATGTTTAAGGATTTTGAAAATTATATCGCTGGTATGTTAACTAAATATGACTCTTTTGAAAAGTTAATATTAGTACTTAGTGATAAGTTAATACAATTGAAAAATAATCCAAATAAATCTGAAATATCTAAGGTTAGTAATAACTATTTAACGTCTGGTAGATTTAGTTTAATTCAATATAATTTTAATGGTAATTTAATATGGTGTCCTATTCTAACATTAGACTATAAAGTTCATAAGAATAAGCATTTGTTATATGCGGTTAATTTAGAATATTTACCACCAAGATATAAAGTATTATTGTTTAGTAAAATATTCAATAGAGCCTCAAGTAAATTAGAAACAATTGCAGATAATAAATTGGTTAGTAGTGAACCACCTTTACAGTTTATGAATTTTGATTTTATGTATAAATTATTAAAAAAGAACAATATGGATTCTGCGATAACAGCATACGATATAGGTAAAATAAAAAATACTTATCTAATCTCTATTAAAATCTCACCACAAATCATTTTGGCTGATATGAAGAAGATAAACTCAAAAAACATGAAAGAATTACATATATCGTTATCCGGGGAAGCTCAAAAAAAATTAGGGGATATAATAGGCGAATATGATACTATCATAGAAGAATATCAATTAGATTCGATAAAATATCATAAAAAGGTTGCACTTTTCAGAGAAAAATTAAAAATATTTAGAGACTGATGTATTTTTATATATAATAAAAATTAATAATAAGACAATGTCATCATACAACAGATATAATAATAACACAAATAACAATACAATGGACACCATGGGTAGTTCAGTTGATAATAGGGGGTTTTTCAACAAAATGTTAAGGAACCTCTCAAATTGGGGAATGGATTACGAATCCATGGTAATTCAAAACACATATTCTGTTGGTATGCACGAAGATCCTCAGGGAGAAGGTGGTGATTATGGTACTAATATGTATGATATATTCAGTAAGAAAATTGTGTCAAAAATGTTAGATAGAAAATCAATAGCATATTTGGATAGAGCTTATGAGGATAAAAGAAAGATATTAAGACAATATGCAATCAAGGATGAAATTAAAGATTTTGTTACACAAATAGCAGATGAAGCAATCATATATAATGATGATAACTATTTCTGTAAAATGAAAGATTTACCGGATGAATTTGATAATACTGTAAAACAGCGATACCAAGAAAATTTTAATAAAATTTATAGAAATTTTGGTTTTGATGATGGCTTAACTGCTTGGAATTATTTTAAGAATTTTTTAATTGATGGTTATATAGCATATGAAATTGTATATGATAATAAACAGAAAAATATTATAGATTTACAACCTATTGATCCTATGACATTGGTTGTGGCAACAGATCCAGGCTCTGGTACTATAGTATGGATACAATATCCTGACAATCCACAAATAAGGAGAGTTTTATTAGATGCTCAAATAGTCTATATATCTTATACTAATAATAATGAATTTGGTGAAACTTCTTATGTTGAAAATTTAATTAGACCATATAATCAATTAAAAATGCTTGAACAAACAAGAATGTTATATAATATAAATCAAGCTGCAATTTACAAGAAATTTATTATCCCAACCAATGGTTTAACAAGACAACAAGCTGAACAACAAATATATGAGTTGATGTCTGAATATCATGAAGATGTACAATGGGATGATACTATGGGTACAGTTTCTATTAATGGTTCAACAGATATTCCACACTCAAAAGATTTTTGGTTTCCTAATTCAGATTTAGGTACACCAACAGTTGAGATAATGTCTGCACAAGGCACAGATTTGAATGAAGATACTATGTTGCAATGGTTTTATAAAATACTTAAAAGAGCATCTAAATTACCATTTTCAAGATTTGATGAAGATGGCGGTGGTGGTAACATTTATAATGATTCTGCGGAGATAACTAGAGATGAAATAAAATATCAAAATTTCATTAAAAGACTAAGAACAATATTTAAAGAAATTTTAATTAAACCTATAAAAATCCAAATGATTATGGATTTTCCAGAATTAAAAGATGACAACTTATTTCATGCATCTTTACAATTAATGTTTAATAGTAATGAACTATTTGAAGAATGGAAGTATCTTAACAACTTATCTAAAAGAGCAGAAATAGCTTCCACATTAAGTTCCAATTTAATGGGTGGAGATGAAAAACCTTATTTACACATAGAATGGATTATAAGGAAAATTATGAAATTTACAGATGCTGATATTGCCGAAAACAACAAGTATAAACTTGGTGGTGGCGGAACGACACCTGGTCAAGGTGGATCTGGTGGTTCTGGTGGTTCTGGTGGAACTGGAGCCGGTGACGCACAAGGCGAAGAAGGTGACGCACAAGGCGATTTCGGTGAAGAAGGTGGTTCACAAGGCGGTGATGAAGGCGGTGGAGATGAAGGCGGTGATGAAGGCGGTGATGCTGGTTTCGAATTCTAATATAAAAAAGACACTTTTTCGAGTGTCTTTTTTTATGGAAAAAAAAGACATTTTATTGTTTATATATAATAAAAACAAATAAATAATATGGGAAATCCAAACAAGTATGTTCTGATTGTAGAAAAGAACACTAACGGATTATCATTAAATGAAAGTGCAAAAATACAATTAGACAAAAATGGTAATAAAATTTATCGTCTTAATGGTATTTTCACAGAATTTGATGTAACTAATCGTAATGATAGAGTTTATACTGCAGACAGATTCCTACCACATCTTAATGAACTTATGGAACGCAAAAATTCATTAGGTGTTGTTTATGGTGAGTTTGATCACCCAGACGTTTTTGATACTTCGTTAAAGTATATTTCACACACAATTGAAAAAGCTCATTTTGTTAAAGAGCATAATAGAGTTGAGGGTGAAATTAGATTACTTAGTACGAGATGGGGCACAGAGGCTAAAGCATTAGTCGAAGATGGTTGCCCTCTTTTTGTATCATCTAGAGCGGCTGGTGTTACTGAATCAAACGGTACTGTAACGGTTAAAAAATTATTCACTTATGATGCTGTTGCTGATCCAGGTTTCGGTTCTGCAAGAATGCATCCAATAAATGAATCACTTGGCTATAAAAACAATAGCCAAACTAACTTTAGGATATATGATGTATCTGACGAGTCAAAAATTAATGAACTATTTAGTATGAACAACAATGATTTTGTTACAAAAACACAAATGGACGATTATTCAAACTATCTAAGTGAAGAGGTTCAAAAAGTAAAATCTCTATTAGAAAGTGCAGCTAAAACTGGTAATATGCCGGCAGAAGAAATTCACGGATTAGCTGAAAATTATGAAATCCTAATGGCAACACAAGACAAAGTTGCTAAGTATCTTGACTATCTAGCTGAATCTATTCAGGTAGTAGTAAATAAAAACAAATCGTTACAAGACACTACATCTAAACTTACTAAACATAATGATTACTTAGCTGAGAATTTAGAAAAAACTATCAAGTATAGCGAATACCTTGCTGAAAAACTTGATAAAAATATTAACTATTCTGAATATATCGCAGAAACATTGGATAAAAATATCGATTTCTCTGAATATATTGCTGAACACGTTAATAAAAATATTGACTTCTCTGATTATTTAGCTGAAAATATCGAAAAATCTATTGATTATTCTGAATATATCGCTGAGAACTTAGATAAGAACATCGCATATAGTGAATATATTGCTGAGAACTTAGATAAGAATATTGATTATTCTGAGTATATCGCTGAAAACGTAGATTCTTCTATTGCTTATTCTGAATATCTTGCAGAAAATTTAGATAATAATATCGCTTATTCTGAATATATTGCTGAAAACGTAGATAACAATATTGCTTATTCTGAATATATTGCTGAACACGTAGATAATAATATTGCTTATTCTGAATATATTGCTGAAAACGTTTCTGACGGACAAGCTTATATGAATTATATCGCAGAAGGACTTGACAATACTATGGAATCACTTAAAGGTTCAAAACTTAATGAATCCGAAGGTCAAATGCAAGTTCCTAACATGAGAAATGTAGATAATGTAGATAAATATTATGACGAAGATGATGATTTCGCACAAAGACCACAAACACAAGGACAACCTGTTCAAGGACAACCTGTTCAAGGACAACCTGTTCAAGGACAACCTGTTCAAGGACAACCTGTTCAAGGACAACCTGTTCAAGGTGATGAAGAAGGACTTGTAGAACCTATACAAGGCGAAGAAGGTCAACCTGTTCAAGGTGAACTTCCAATCGAAGGACAACCTGAAGGTGGACTAGTACAAGAACCTATCCAAGGTGAAGAACTTCCTATGGATGGAATGCCAGTTGAAGGACAACCAGTTGATGGAATGCCTACATCTGTTGAAGGTGAGCCTGTTGGCGCACAAGTACAATTAGTTCCAGGAGCAACTGTTTCAGTTGAAGATAGAACTGGTGAAGTACTAGCTTCTAATCCAACATCAGGAATCGTAGTAGTTAAATTAGCTGATAATAATGAACTAGTTGAAGTACATGAAAGTAAAGTAACCGTTATCGGTGATGCTATCTTGGAAACAGAAGATTCATTAAAATCATATATTGGTAATCTTATTACAGAAACTAAAAAACGTAAAGCTTCTGAAACAAAAGAACCACATTTCGTTCAATTCCTAACAGAAAAGAACAAACAAGCTTGGCACGGCTTATCAATTGTAGATAAAGAAAAAGTTGTCTTTTCAATAAACGAAAGTAAAGTACAAATTTATACTGAAACTCAATTATTACATGCTATCACAAATGCTCTTACAGTTCAAAAATCATTCGAAGATGTACTTGTTGAAAGTATGCCTTCAGAATTACAACCAATTTGGTCTAGTTTGAATGAATCGAACCAAAAGAGTATAGTTAGTTCTGCTAAACTTTATCCTAGTTTAGATACTCCAACAAAAATTGAAAAGTTCTGGGAGAGCAGAAGACTTGAAACTTACACTCAATTAAATGAGAGCAAAACAGTCGTTGCTGAGAATAAACTTGTAGACAATACAAGCTTAACAGATAATCAAATTGATTCATTTATCTCAAAAATTAAAAATTTAGGATACTAATATAATAACTCTCTAATTTTAAGGTGGTTAGGTGTAAAAACCTAATTACCAATAAAATGGAAAAAAATGACTATTTAGAGTTAATATATAATAAAAAAAAACAAATAAAAACTATGAATTTTATAGTAGACAAAGCAAAAGCTTTAAAAAAATGGGCACCAGTTCTAGAACACTTAAATGTTGTTGATACAGAAAAAAGAACTTGGATGGCTGAGTATGCAGAAATGCATCAATTAAATGAAAATATTGCTTATTCAACATTAGGTAATATGTACGGTATGGGTAATGTTGCAGCTCCTCAAATTGGTGGTGCTGGAATGACAGGTGCTCTTAACACTTATGGTGGAAACGGTACACCACAAGGAACTGGAGATAATGGTTCAGGTGATGTTGCTCAAAACCTTTTACCAGTTTCAATGAAAATCGCTGCTCAAACTATTGGTTTAGATTTAGTTGCTGTTAAACCAGCTTCTTCTCCAAGATTAGAGTTGTTATTCGTTGATTTTAAATATGATAA